AGATATGAAGAACAAAATGGAAGGTTAAAGATTTTAACACAAGGGCAAATATATATGAGTCCTGAAGAATATGCTAAATGGAATACAGATGATGTAGCATGGGATTTTATAGCAGAAAAATTGAAATTAACAATTACAGGCGATTATATACCTCCTGTACCTGTGCCTCCTGTACCTGAAATAACAGAACCTAATAATTAATAAACAATAAAACCAAATCAAAATGCAATTAAATTTAAAAGAGGTTACTAACCTATGGCATGAACTAAATGGCTATTCTGTAAAAGAAGATGGCAAGAAGAAGATTTTACTTAATGGATTCTTACAACAAAAGATGTCTATGAAAGTAAAACTTTATGTAAACAGATTGGCTAAGATAGTAAATGAAGAAATAGAAGCCTTAGACAAGTCAAGACAAGAACTATTTGACAAATATGCTAAAGGCGAAAAGAAGGAAATCACTGGGGATGATGTTAAGTTATTTACAGATGAAATTGAAGAACTAATGATGGCTAAAAAGGACATCAATGTATCTACCCTGTGGTCAACAGACTTAACTATTAACGATTTAGCAGCCATAGAAACAGATGAGAACTATCCTATATTTTATAGGTTAGTAGACAATAAAGAATAATAATGGCAGAAGAAAACAAAATTACGATTGATGTAGATGTCAAACCCCTTAAATTACAATTAAGAGAGGCGAAGCAATCATTAGAAGAAGCAAGAGCAAAGTTCGGAGAGTTCAGTAATGAAGCAATCAACGCTGCAAAGAAACTTGCTGACATCAAGGATAATATTGAATCTGCAAACGAGTCTGCACAATTATTTGATCCAGGCAAACGATTCCAAGCATTAACTACGGCAGCGAGTACGGCAGCAGCAGGTATATCAGCAGTATCAGGTGCTATGGCTTTGTTCGGTGGGGAGAGTGAAGATGTAGCAAAAACATTACAAAAGGTTCAGGGTGCTATGGCACTATCTCAAGGACTATCCCAACTTAAAGATATTGGGAAGGTCGGAGAACAACTTAAAATATCCTTCAAGGGTTTAACCTCTGGAGTAGATGGATTTAAAAAAGCACTTATCTCAACAGGGATAGGTGCTTTAGTAGTTGCAGTAGGTTTGTTAGTAGCCTATTGGGATGACATTAAAGGATTGGTTAGTGGGGTGGGTAGTGAGCAAAAGAAACTTAATGAAGATTCTAAGGCAAACTTAAAAGTACAAGAGGAGAAGTTAGATGCTATTGATGGTCAATCTAACCAACTTAAATTACAGGGCAAGAGTGAGAAGGATATACTTAACCTGAAAGTTAAGCAAACAGAACAAGCAATAACGGCTGCAGAAGTTAATCTACAAAATGCAAAGGCAACTAAGGATGCACAAGTAAAAGCAGCAGAAAGAAACAAACAAATCCTACAAGGCATTATTACATTCCTGTCTGCACCTTTGGTGGCAGTATTGGCAATGATAGATGAGGTAGGAAAGGCATTAGGGAAGGATTTTGGCTTAGCCGCAGGTTTTACAGGTGGTATTGCCAAGATGGTATTTGATCCCGAAGAAACGGCTAAGGAAGGCGATGCAACCATCAAGGAAGCGGAAGCAAGTCTTAATAAACTTAAAGAAAAAAAGGCTGGGTATCAAGTAGCCATTCAGGGAATAGATAAAGCAGCGGCAGATAAGTCTAAGGCAACGCAGGATGCTGAAAATAAGAAGAAAGAAGAAGCCGAAGCAATTCTACACGAGGCTAATAAGAAATTAAAGAGCCAACAGGAGCAAGATTTACAGGCTATTGAAGATTCATATAAAGAAAAGAAGAAGAAGTTAAAAGAAGCAGGTATAAAAGATAATGGGGACTTAGCAGCAGCAGAACTGAAAGAAATAGCGGCAGTAAAAGAAAAATATGCAAAGGAAGAAGCAGATAAGGTAGCGGCATATGAGAAAGAATTAAATAAGATTAGACTTGAAATCAAGATAGCAGGTATTCAAGATGAAAACGATAAGGCAAGAGCAGAATTGGTATCAGCATATATCCAACAAAGAGCAGATATTGATGCAAATGAGAAACTAACTGCAGAACAAAAGACTACTCTTAAATTGGCTTTGATGGATAAAGAGGCAATAGACCTTGATAATCTAAAAAAGGCACAAGATGAGAAGAAAATGACAGAAGATTTAGCCGATTTAGATAAGGAAATGACTAAGGCTAATGCAAGTTTTGATATTCAAAGAAGCGTACTTGATAAAAAAGATGCTTTACTGAAGGAATCATATGATAATGGTTTAATTAAGGAGAAAGAATATAACGCAGGGGTAGAGGCTAATGCAGAAGCAAGAAAAGAAATAGATAAGAAAGAAACTGCAGCCAAGATTGAAAATGCACAAAAGATATCCGCATTACTTAGCGGACTTTCAGATGTAGTAGGTAAAGAAACGGCAGCAGGTAAAGCCTTCGCAGTAGCAAGTGCAACCATTGATACTTATTTGGCAGCAACAAAGGCTTATCAGTCTATGTCAGGTATTCCGATAGTCGGACCAGCATTGGGAGCAATAGCAGCAGGGGTTGCAATAGCAGGAGGTATAAAGAATGTTAAGTCAATCTTAGCAGTTAAGACCCCTGCAGGAGGAGGAGGAGCATCTGCACCTTCAGTATCAGCAGCAGCACCTATGACTGCACCACAAGTTCCAACGCTGGGTTCAAGCCCTGTGACTGCAATAGCATCTGTCATGAGCAAACAACCTCCATTACGAGCCTTTGTGGTAGAGAGTGAGGTAACAGGTAGCCAAAAAAGAGTAGCCGATATTGAACGCAGAGCAGGTTTTTAATATTTAACATTATGAAAGTGAAATTACCACTATATAAAATGATGATAGCAGATACTCCTGAAGGAGAGGAAGAAGTGGACTATATAGCATTGGTAGAGTACCCTGCAATACAGAAGAACTTTTTAGCCTTTAATGAGCAGATAGCAGAGCCATCATTTGTAAATAAGAATACATTTGCAATCCAAAGTGAGGAGCAAAGGATTGTAACAGGACCTTTAATGATTGCTGACCTACCTATTTATCGTAGAGATGAAGATGGAGAATACTATGTGGTGTTCACAGGGGAGGAAATAAAGAAAATAGTACAAAGATTCTTTAAGAAAGGCTATCAAGCCAAGGTAAATGTAGAACATAGTACCCCTGTGGATGGAGTATTTATGTTTGAGAGTTACATTATTGACAGGGAGAAGGGAGTTATGCCTCCAAAAGGATTTGAAGATGTAGCCGATGGCAGTTGGTTCGGTAGTTTCAAAATAGAGAATGACAAGATATGGGAAATGGTTAAAGAAGGTACTTTTAAAGGCTTCAGTATTGAAGGTGTTTTCAAGTACAGAAAGACTATGCAGACCATAACGCAAGAGGAGGAAATGATGGCACAGATAATAAATATCTTAGAGCAAATTGAACAATAAACATAAATTAATATTTACAATTATGAACCCAAAAGAAGCATTACAAGAAATCAAGAGATTACTATTCGCAGAGAATGGTAAGCAAGGCTTTGCCTTAGTAGAGGCGAAATTGGAAGATGGCACATTAGTTAAGTACGACTTGGAAACTGCAGATATATTTGTAGTAGGTCAAGATGGTGCTGATGTACCTGCTCCCATCGGTGAGCATAAACTTGAAACAGGAGAAACTATCGTAGTTACAGAAGCAGGTAAAATTGCAGAAGTAAAGCCTTTAGAAGAAAAGCCTAAAGTAGAAGTTGAAATTGAGGCAGGTGCTGATGTACCTCCTACAGAAGATGCTAAACCAAAGATTGAAGAACAAATGTCTGCTATTGAAGAAAAGTATGCAGCATTAGAGAAGCAAGTTGCTGAAATGAGCAAGAAGTTGGAAGAAATGGGTAACAAGAATGAGAAGATGAGTGCAGCGGTTAAGTTATCAGCAGAAGTTTTAGAGCAATTATCTAAAGAACCTTCTGATAAAGCAATCCAAAAGCCTAACACATTCTTTAAAGAACACAAGAACGAGAAAGAAGAAAAATTTAATAAATTACAACAAGTATTTCAAAATTTAAAAACAAAATAATATGGCATTAGATTTAACAGCACTAACCAATTATGTAGAAGAAAACGCACAGCAGTTGACTGCAGCAGCAATCTTCAGTGCAAAGACGGCTAAATTAATTGAGGCTAAAGGTAATGTTCAAGTAGGTATCAAATCTGCTGAAACAATCAATGTAATGACTACTGATGCGGTATTCCAGTCAGGTGGCTCATGCGGATTTAATTCAAGCGGAACAACTGCTATCACTCAAAGAACAATCACAGTTGGTAAGATTCGTGTACAAGAGGCTATTTGCCCTGCTACATTTGAAGCGAAGTATACACAAAAGGCATTAAGAGTAGGTTCTACTTACGACTATATGGCTTATGCAACAGATTACACTAACCAAAAGATTCAAAGAATCGGTGCAGCATTAGAAACTGCAATTTGGCAAGGTAACACAGGAAGTTCTGATGCTCAACTTAACAAATTCCAAGGGTTTGCTACAATCATCAATGCTTTAGGCTTTGGCGGTGCAGGAGATCCAATTAACGGAAATGTAAGTGCATTAACTACCTTAACTAAGGCAAATGTAATTACTGCAGTAGATGAGATGTTCGTATCTATTCCTGCAGCATTGTTAGACAAGGATGACTTTGTTATCTTCTGTGGTAACGATACATTCCGTGAGTATGTATTAGCATTAAGAGAAGCAAACTACTACCATTATCCTGTTGATGCAGCGAATATGGAGTTGATTATCCCTGGAACTAATGTTAAGTTAATCGGTGTGAATGGCTTGAATGCTACTGACTATATGGTTGGAGTATGTATGAGCAACATGTACTTAGGTACAGATATGTTGAATGAGCAAGATAAGTTTGAATTATTCTACGCAAAAGAAGCAAATGAAATGAGATTTGTAGTAGAGTTCAAATTGGGTTGCCAATTAGCCTTCACTGATGAGGTTGTATTCTGGAAGAAAGCATAGTAGAAATCAATATGGGTGGGGGTAATACTCCACCCTTTAACTAAATAAAATTAATTAATATGGCATGTGCATTAACGCAAGGATATACCCTTGATTGCAAAGACAACATAGGCGGTCTTAAAGAAGTCTATTTTGCACCTGTAGAAGATTTAGGCACACTTACTGCAACAGCAGGGGTAGTTACTACTATCACTATGGATTCAGGTAAGTACTTCTATAAGTACGATCTTGTAAAAGAGAGTTCAAACTTTGCAGAGGCTATCAATACCAATGTTCAAAATGGTACTGTTTTCTATGCAATTACTTTGGAGGTTATTTTAAATAAATTACAAGTAAATACAAGAAACGAAATCTTATTATTAGCAAAGAACAGATTAGTTGCAGTTGCAAAAGACAACAACGGCACTATGTGGATTTTAGGTTCTGAAAATGGTTTGGATATCACTGGGGGTGGAAGTGCTTCAGGTACTGCATTCGGTGATAGAAATGGCTACACTTTAACCTTCACAGGTAATGAGAAGGAGTTAGCCTACAAATTTACAGGCACAGTTCCTGTTTCTGCTTAGGATTTGGTTTGTTTAGATAGTTTTAGTTAAGAACCCCTGAAATATGGGGTTCTTTTTTTTTATACAATCAAACATTTATTATATTTACTATTATGATAAGGCTAACAAAGAATGTAACAGGCTATATTTATATCCCATTGGATGATAAAAGACTTACAAGTAGCAATACTTTTAGTTTTCTATTTGTAAACGAGGTTACAAACGAACAAGTAACCCTGTCTTTAACCGATGTGAGCCTATTTAAAGATAGATATTCTAAATTTCAGGTACTAAATACTGCCTTTGCGACCAAGACTATTGGATTTTGGAGGTACTATGTAACCCAAACAGGTAGCGGAACTACGGTTATTGCCACAGGGAAGTTTGAATTAGTTACTACTAACCTAAGCGATACTGAAGTTAAGCGATACGATGGGTATAATGGCTCATATAAAACATATACAACATGATTAAGTTTCTAAAGTTTGACCAAGTTCCCTTACCAATTTACAAAGAAGTTAAGGGTAAAGACTGGATTTATTATGGGGAGAAGAATGATTACCCTGATTATCTATTGCGATTATACAATAATTCAGCAAAACATAATGCTATCGTTACAGGTAAGGTAGATTATATCTGTGGAAATGGATGGGAGGCTAAGAGTGAGGATGAAATGGAAAGAGCAAAGGCATATACTGTTATTGACCAAGTAAATACTAAAGGCGAATCATTAACCGATGTAACAAAGAAGATATCTACTGACCTTACAATCTTTGGAGGCTATTATTTACAGATTATTTGGGATAAATTAGGTACAAGCATTGCTGAAATATACCATATAGACTACTATAAGGTTCGTACTAATGCATCTAATACTGAATATTATATATCGGATGAGTGGATTAAGAACGGACAGGTAAATTCAAGACCTGTTTATATGACTTATCCTGAGTTTAATGAAAAGAACCCAACAGGAACACAGATACTTTACTTCAAAGAATACCGAGCAGGATGCAATACCTACTCATTACCTGATTACAGAGGTGCTATTTCTTACATTGAGTTAGACATATCCATTGGCGAATACCACTTGAATAGCATTAACAACGGAATGTTCACTTCTAAGTTGGTTAATCTTAACGGAGGCAAGGTAAGTCAA